GTACCGGCCACTGGTTCGCTAGTCGCTTCGTTCACTGGTAGTGCGACTGCATCGGTCACCGTCGCTGGCACTGGCTCACTGTCGGCTTCGTACCAAGGTACAGCAACCGCAACCGTCAGTGTTCCGGCTACTGGTTCACTCAGTGCTTCGTACCTCGGTACAGCTACGGCAACCGTCAGTGTTCCGGCTACTGGTTCACTCAGTGCTTCGTACCTCGGTACAGCTACGGCAATGTTCAGTGTTCCGGCTACCGCTGGTCTATCCGTTGGCTACGTCGGTGTCGCTACTGGTCGTGTTCAAACTGCGACCGGTCACCCTGGCACTGCAAGCGCTACGGATGCACTGCGCTATGCGGCAACCAAGACAGACACATTCCGATACACCGCTTCTGCCGACGACGCACTGCGCTACCTAGCAACGGGACAAACCGACATGACTACATACCCTGAAGGATCGCTTGTCACCGTCACTGGTTCATTCTTCGATGAGGTAGCGCAAGCGCTAGCCGATCCCGACACCGTTACGTTGCAAGCATGGTGTAACGGTGGCGAAGTACCCGGATCGGCGCCGTCAGTGACGCACGTATCGACCGGCAACTACTCCGCCGAACTTGACACCACCGGATTGCCGGGTGCGTGGGAATACCGATGGCTAGGAGTAGGTGGCGTACAAGCGGCAGTAGTCGGACAGTTCATCGTCGCAGCGTCTCCGAACTAATGCCAGGACCGCAGCCAAAGGCGGCAGAGCAACGCCGACGACGTAACAAGACCAGCACTGCTACCACACTCATCGCCGTGTCACCCGACGTGACTATCCCCGACTTGCCGCCACGTGGTCTGGTCGACGCTCGAACTGGTGAAGTCGAAGAGTGGCACCCTGCCGCCGTCGATTTTTGGGAATGCCTATGGCAATCGCCTATGGCATCAGAGTACGACCGTAGCGACCTTGCCGGTTTGCTCATGATTGCAGACTTGATGCATGACTACTACCACGCTCACGGCATGGTGAAGAAGGAGCTAGCCGCAGAGATTCGCCTACAACGTCGTGAATATGGACTAGGACCCATGTCCCGCCGTTCGTTGCAATGGACTATCGCACAAGCAGACGAAGCAACGGAGAAGGTTGACCGCCGACGTGCGTCACGCTCCGGTGGCGCCGACGATCCGAGACTAAGTGCCTAACGATCTGCCCGCTACTTTGGGTCCTGTCGTATGCGATTGGATAGAGACTTACCTCGTGCATGGTCCTGGTGACATCGCAGGCGATCCGATCCACATTGATGCGGAGTTCCGGGCGTTCATCTATCGTGCATACGAACTGACAACCGAAGGGCGCCGCATCTTTCGACGTGCGGTCCTATCACGTCCGAAGGGTCGTGCGAAGTCAGAGCTAGCGGCAATGATCGCTTGCGCAGAAGCACTAGGACCCGTTCGCTTCGATGGCAACGATGCCAACGGCGACCCGGTAGGCATTCCGGTAAGTAGTCCGCTCATCAAGTGCTACGCCACCGAAGAAGGCCAGGCCGGTAACACGTATGACGCCGTGCAGTACATGCTTGCTAACGGTTCAGTCTTCGATGAGTACGCCATTGACGTTGGACTGACACGAACGTTTCTACTTGACGTGGCGGGTGAGATCGTCGCTCAGACATCGGCGGCAAAGTCGAAGGATGGCGGTAAAGAAACCTTCGCCGTGTTCGATGAGTCTCACTTGTGGATCTTGCCGCAGTTGAAAGCACTTCACGAGACGGTGACGTTCAACCTAATGAAGCGCAAGATGGCCGAACCGTGGTCACTTGAGACAACCACCATGTACGTGCCGGGTGAAGGCAGCGTAGCGGAAGAGACCGCCAAGGCTTTCAAGTCCGGTGACGTTGAATCGCTACTCTACGACCACAAGGGTGCATCGCTAGACGTTGACATCACGAATGACGAAGCGCTACGTGACGCACTGTGTTACGTGTACGGCCCGGCATCCGAATGGATGGACATTGACGGCATGGTTACGGAGTTCCGTAACCCTCAGAACCGTGAATCAGAGCTACGCCGCAAGCTGCTAAATCAGCCGGTCTCTACCGAAGAGATGTTCACCAACGGCCCCGCATGGGACGCACTAGCTGATCCGTCACGCAACCCGGCAGACGGCGCACGCATCGTTCTATCGTTCGACGGCTCATTGAATAACGACGCTACCGCTCTCATCGGTGTCACGTTGGAAGAGAAGCCGCATGTATTCGTTGCGGGTGTGTGGGAGAAGACGCTAGACGATCTGCCGGACTGGACAGTGGACTTCGAAGAAGTCGAAAACCGCATCCGTGAGATCCGCAAGCAATACGACGTTGTGGAGTTCGCAGCCGATGACCGGCACTGGAAGCGAACACTAGAGATGATGTTTAGCGAAGGCATGAACGCAGTTGTCTTCCCGCAGTCCGCAGCACGCATGACACCCGCTACCAACCGATTCGGTCAGTTGATCGCAATGGGCGGCATGACTCACGATGGCAACCTCCGATTGCGTGAGCACGTACTCAACGCCGTACTAGTCGAAGACTCACGAGGTGTGCGTCTGTACAAGGCACACAAGAAGTCGGCTCGAAAGATTGACCTTGCCGTCGCTACGTGTATGGGACTCGACAGAGCGGGCGTACTCGTGAACGTTGAGCCAACCGAATATGCGCACGTGTACGTGTACAACCCCGAACCCAAAGACGACGACGAGACACCCGCATTCGTACCGACGCCAGGTGTCGAATACGCCAGGGTCTACTAGAGGATCACATGACGAAGACACCACGTACCACCGTAAGCATTTCAGCCGTAGACGTTGCCGAGTACATCGCAGGTGGTCTGTTCATCGCAGCCGTAGCGCTCACGTTCGGACTCATCGGTGGTCTGTTTGCGGGTGCACTCGTGGCGCTGGCACTCGCTGAACTGTCATGGTCTGGCCGTCGTGTGCGCAAGGACCTAACACGAAGCACCGATCAGGTCTACGAAGACCGACAGTACGGCGATGACAAGGTGTGGACGATTCCGCTTCCGCACCTACCGAAGCGCCCGCACCTACCGAAGTTCAAGAAGAAGAGTAGCTAATGTCAGCACGACGTGGCCCCAACCAACGTGGGCAGAATATCGGTGGTGCGAACTGGTCGGGTGCCTATGGCGATCCGTCAGTCATTCCGCCGCCGAGCGCATTCGGACAGTCTCTAGCGGGCGTTAGCGTCACCGAACGATCCGTGCTCGGTCTCATGACTGTGTTTGCATGTCTTCGTATCCTCGGTGACATCGTGGGCGACCTTGGTGTACACGTCTACAAGCAGACACCAGTAGGACAACCGAACATCGAAGTAGAAGTCCCCGACGTGATCGCTGATCCGTTTGCCGACGACTTCACCTTTACCGGAACGTTCAAGCAAGTGGCAAGCCTCGGTCTAGCTGGCAACCTCTATCGTCAGATTGTTGACCGTGACGAAGACGGCAACCCGCTACAGTACGAACTACTCAACCCGTCGCTCATCAAAGTGGAGATGATAAAGGGAATCAAGACCTACCGTGTCGGTACGGTCGGCAAGTTTCTAGACCCGAAGAACATCATCCACGTACCATGGGTTGCACTCGCAAGCGGCTTGCAAGGTCTCAACCCGATTGAGATCGGCGCTACCGGCTTCAGCCTCGGCATCGCATCCGAAGAGTACGCAGCCCGCTATTTCAAGCAAGGCATCATGCCGGGCGGCATCCTGTCAGTCAACAAGCCGATGATGCCCGCCGATGCGCAGCAACTACAGCAGAAGCTATCCGTAGATCACGGTGGGATCGCTAACGCACACATCCCGCTAGTGGTGGATGCTGAAACCAAGTGGACGCAGATCAGCGTAAATCCCGCTACCGCACAACTGCTTGAATCACGCACGTTCACCAAGGGTGAGATTGCAGGCTTCTACGGTGTCCCGTTGTACTTCCTGGCCGACACGTCGGCTCGTGGTGGTACAGAGGTCAAGGGCATTGAGGAAATGATGATCGGCTTCGTTGAAACCGCCATCAAGGGATACGTCAAGCGCCTAGACATTGCTGATACTGCGATGTTGCCGCCTGGTTACTTCGCCAAGCGCAACATGCTTGACCTGTACAAGACAAACACGCAGATGATGTCTCTGTACCTGACCGCACTTCGCAACACGAGCACGGCAACGCCGAACGAACTTCGACAGCTAGTCAACCTGCCTCGTAGCTCCGAGCCTGCCGCCGATTCACTGTTTGCCCCGTTGAACAGCAACACGGCGCCGGACTGGAATCCTGCCGCACTTGCGGGTGAGCCGTCCGACGTTCCGAACCAGCCCGATCCCGACGCAGGCAACACACCGTAGGTGACCATGAGCAACTCCGCAGATCCCACAACCACCGTATGCCCATTGTGTAAGGGCACGAAGAAGATCAAGGAAGGACACGTTACGTGTCCGAAGTGCAAGGGCACCGGCAAGGTACCTACCGAAACGAAGTCACAGGACATCCCCGTGACAATCTCCCGAAGGAAGAACCCAGTGAGCAACATTCAAACCCGTTCGTTCAACTTGAGCGACGTACAAATGCGAATGGATGATGACGGCAACGGTTGTCACTTCACCGGTTACGCATCGACCACCGACGTGCCCTATCACTGCGTTGATTGGATGGGCGAGTACGACGAGACCATCAGGGCCGGAGCATTCACGAAGACGCTTCGTGAGAATCGTAACGTGCCGTTGCTATTCAACCACGGAGGAATGCCCATCGCATCCACTCGTGGTGGCACCATGAAACTGACGGAAGACTCGAAGGGCCTACGGGTCGAAGCCGACCTAGACCGCCGACAGACGTTGACGAATGACCTGTGCATCGCCGTTGAGCGTCAAGACCTCAACTCAATGTCGTTCTCATTCGAAGGCACGAAGGATACGTGGGCGAGCGCATCGCAACGTTCCGTTGACGAACTGAAACTATACGACGCAAGCATCGTGACCTACCCGGCCAACCTGGACACGAGCGCATCGCTTCGTGCAGAGATGCAAGCGGCAATCACGCCCGCTGACAACGTGCGACTACACGCCGCCATGAACGTGGTTCAACAGATCCGTGAAGGCAAGGCCATCAGTGCCGCCAACCTTGAGCTACTACAGACGGCGCTAGATGCACTGCACCAGGCCGACGACAAGCTCAGCCAGGTTGAGCCAATCCTCGTGGAAGTCAACACGGCACTAGACGACGGACAGAAGGCAATCGCTGAGACCATCGGCACGACCGATCCTGACGGCGACCCGTCCGATACCGGCTTCGAAGCCAAGTCAGACAAGACCGATACGCCGAACGTCAAGGGTGCGGCTCAAGGTCTAGCCAACGGTGGCGGCAATGCCGCAGGTACTAGCGACCTCAACCCGCCCGATGGCGCCGGACCTCGTTCGCAGACTCC